GAGGATTCGTATGAGTTTTTACAGAGAACCTTTCCTCTTGAAACCTTCCAGGTGATTCCACGGAGGCAAAAAATTGATTATAGCTTTAAAACAGCTTGTAAATCCTTTTGGAATTTCATTTGGGGGATTGAAGCTTCAACATTTAAGGAATCCGCTAGTTATTGGATAGAGTATATTGTTAATGTGGTAAAGGAGACTATTGAGCTTGTGGTAGATGCATGGATGAAATTAACATCATGGTTGGATACGGATTTTAAGATGACTATGGCTACGGTATCACTGCAGTTGGTTTTAGTAGTTATACTAGCTTATGTTGTTTTTCCAGGTGCTCCAGAATATAAGATGGAGAGTCATGTTGAGATTTTTAGGAAAAGTTCTTTGGAGGAGTTTCCTACACCTATAAGAGCAATTAGTAAAAACATGTATTTGATATCTCTATCTGGGAATGTTAATATGTCTTGCTACGGGTTGGTTAGTGGTAGAAGAATTTTAATTCCTAACCATATGTTAATTCATAATCCGAATTATATTACTATTTGGAGAGCGACAGATTCTCAGCATGCTCTAGTAGATAAGGAAGTGTTTGATATTATATATCAATCAAAAGTAGAGGATGTGGCGGTTTTGAAATTGCGAGATACGTATCCTGCGCCTTTTAGGAATATATCTAGCTTCATGACCATGAATTTGAGCCATGGAGACGATATACTTGTGAATGGTGATGGTGCGTTGAATCTGGGAGAATTTCGTTCCAATGCGGCTTGTCCGAAAACATACACTACAGCTAACGGCGTTGTATTGAATTTATTGGATGGAATTACATACAGTGTCCGAGGTAATAGTATGTGTGGAACTCTATATGTTAATAAGAGTGGTATGATAAAAGGAATGCATGTTGCAGGTAGTGTGTCTCAAAATATAGGTGTGTCTTTGATTTGGTCTGAGCCGGTTAGGAATAAAATTGCACAAATGTTAGATGATAGGATTTTACCATTGCCGTATCAAATATCTGAAAAAGTTATGGGTGAGTTTAGTGGAATTAAGTTAGATGCGAATTTTAAAGTGTTCGCTTCAAATAAATCAAATATAGTTCCATCGGCCCTTAATGGAATATATGAATGTTCTAGAGAGCCAGCGGATTTAAAAAAATATGGAGCACATACTGTTAAGGATGTAGCTAAAAAATCTTTTAAACCCGTTCGAGATGTTGATGATGATGAAATAGCGTTTGGGGTTAAAGTTCTTGACTCTATTTTAGAACCTTTTACAGATATTACATGGAAAGAGGTTGTAAATGGAGGGGATGGATTAGCTCCACTTAATAAAGACTCATCTAATGGTTATAAATGCAAGAAGCTTAAATCAGACTATGTGAATTTTGAGAAAGGGGAAATTTTAGAGGAAACCCAAAAAGAATTAGATCGTTTGAATAGTCTGGCTAATAGATTTGAGGAATTAGATGAGCAAGAAATGAAGGAGTTTTATGATAGTTTTGTGTGGTGTGAAGCACTCAAGGACGAGTTGCGTTCGGTATCTAAGGAAGGAGTTCCTAGGTCGTTTAGAGTAGGGACAATCCACTCCCAGTTATTCACAAAGAAAATTTGTGGTAATATGATACGTGATTTAATGAAAACTAGAAATTTTCATCAAATTATGATAGGTGTTAATCCATATGAAGAATGGGATAATATTGCTAAAAAATTGTCTACAGCTTGTTACTTGTGGGCAGGAGATGTTGCGAAGTGGGATGGATCAATGTTGCCTCAAGTGCAGCGAGCTATCTTTGATTTGTTATTATCCAAATATAAGGGGTATTATTCTGCTATATTTAAACATATTTTGGAATCCACAATTCATAGTTTAATAGCGATGAATGATGATGTTGTATTATCAACCCATTCAATGCCATCAGGTAGTTATTTGACAGCTATGTTGAATAGTTTAGTTAATAAATTTTATACTGCCATGTGGTTTTATAGGGAAATGAAAGCACACGGACAGCAACCTACAGTAACAAAGTTTTGGGCAGTAGTAGTCGACTATGTATATGGTGATGATAAGTTAAATGCTATTTTAGACCAGAATTTGAATTTTTTGAATGCTATAACTATGCGTGATTTTTTCCAGAGTATTGGAATGGATTTTACAGATGCAAATAAGAGACCCATAGTGAATGAGGCTCAAAATATTGAAGATGTTACTTTTCTTAAAAGATCATTCGTGTTCCATCATATTTTGGGCAAAGTTATGTGTCCATTAGATTGGAACACATTATCTACATCGATGCAATGGATTGATAAAACCAAAGAGGTGGATGTCGTAATGAGGGATAAATTAAATGCGTTTCAACGAGAATTGTATTTATACCCTGATTATGAAGTTAGATTAGGAGATTTTAGGAAAAGAATATCAAAATTTAATGTGACATTAGAAGAATTGCCATCTTGTTATTTAAGAAACGTGTATTCTAATGTTTCAGAAGAATTTTTATATTATTAGTTATTTATTTATAAGTTGATATAATAATTCCTTCTAATTAGGTTAGTTTTATAATGTTGTGTTTTTCTAACTTAAGGGATGGTTATATCAATAATTGATTAAACACAACCTTATTGATCAGATGGTGTTATTGATCTAAGTAAAATACACTACACAAGAAGAATTTAGTAAAGATTTGAGTGTTAATTTAACACAATTTGCGAATACCAATGAGGATAAGATCACCGATATAGATACAATTGCAGAGAATTATTTCTCGCAATTGCGAACTAAATCCGTTATAGAACCCACATTAAGGTATAACGCTTTTCCGGAATTATCATCCATACCACCTTCAATGGAAATGGATTTTTCTAGGATTTTGAATAAACCCTTTTTTGTAGCAAATGTTAATTGGGCCACTACAAACACAGTGGCAACTTTTTTAACGAGAATATTCATGCCAGGAGGATTGTTTAATAATAATTTAGCGAAAATTCCTTTTAATGCCTCTAGTATGTATCGAGCTAAGATTTCTTTGTTGTTACAAGTATCAGGTACTCCGATGCATCAAGGATTAGTGTTGGCTGCGGCATCACCGCGAAATACTATAACTTCTGCGGGAACTTTTATATCAGGGAATGTTATGCCAATTAATACATTGTTATCTGGACCTCATGTATTTTTAAATGCTAATGAGGCCAATGCAGCAATGTTGGAAGTTCCTTTTTATGTTAATACAAAGTTGGATTATTGTGCATTTCCTGGAGATTTGACAACTTCACCCAATTATAGTGTTAATTATGCTGATGTGAATTTTTTTGTTATGAATCCTTTATTTGCTCCAGCTGGTGCTAGTGCGTCTGTGACTATTTCTGTATATGCTATCTTTAACGCACTAGAGTTTTATGTACCGCATATAGAACCTACTTGGACAGCAATCCCGACTTTTGAAGCTGAATCTCTTTTAGAAGACTTAAAGGGTGCAGCATCTAAATCGATAGATTCTATTTTTCGTGTTGGGAAGCAATTTGCAGGGGATGTTTTGGACTCCGGAAGGGCTGCCGTGCGCCATTTTACCGGTTTACATTCCCCAAATTATCCAGAATTAGTTAATAAATCAGCTATTGTGGCAAGACAAAATCAAAATATGGTTGATGTGCCAACACAATTTGAAAAATTAGATCCTTTTTTTAAATTTGATAGAATATTGAGAGATCATACTTTCGATACTACAATAGATGAGATGGACGTTAAGCAAATATTGTCTAAACCTCAATACATAGGGACGTTTAGAGTTAATAGTGGAGACGC